GCTTCTTCGTGAGAAGGAGTCTGATCCTCGGTCCTATGTTTCGAGCAAGATCAAGAAAATTATCGTCTGAAAGTTTTCTCCACTTAAGTTGTGGATATACGCTTTCTGCGGTAATAATCTTTCCAGCGAACTCAGCAAGTTCGTTAGAAATTAATGTCTTGTCCGTTGCATAGGGGCAGCCCGCTGCATTAAGGAATGAGGTGTATTTATCGAACAATTCCTTGTTCAATATTACAACATCATCACCTAAGACAAAGAACTCATGATCATACTCTTTACCTAATAAGGTAAGGAGTACAAGACCATGAGTCAGTGTGAAAGTAAAGAAAGAAGGATTGAACCCAAGGGGTTGTCCTTTTCTCCAAACTATCTCACCAAGTTCCGAACGCCAAACTGACCGGGAAACATCCCGGAATAGTTTTACGTAAGAACACTCTTTGCCATAGATAGTTTCCAAAACTATCTGTTGCAGTTCATACGGAAAATAGTCAGTAGCTGAAGATAGGTCTACAGAGTAGACTGTTTCTTTAGATGCTAACTTCTTCTGAATGAATGGACTCGCCAGGCCCTGTTCGTGGGTACAATCCCACGGAAGAGAGGAAACAAGTCTTCCAAGATCATTCTTAAGGGGCTGTGAAGCCACTTGGAATAGTCTGAAAGGAGAAGCAATGCTTCTCAACTTGTAACCAGGCTCCTGTAGGAAGTGAACCTCCCCCGCAACCATTGGAGACATAGAGACATCATCATAGTGTTGAGAGTCAACAAACTCTCTTACTTTGATATCTTTAAAAACATGACAATAAATGTCATGCCATAAAGAGTCAATATGTTCCCAAGTAGCTTGATTATTGGTAAGATAAATCTCACCAAGCATCTTACTATCCTGCGGGACTGATTTTTGGAAATATGTTGGCGCTCTCTTATTAGGAGAACCCCTCCATGTAACCAAAGATTGAGGCACCTCACGAATGGAACGTTCCTTGATAGTCGCCTTTACCGTTCTACCAAAAGAACGAATAAAGGAATCCTGTAATAAAACAGGATCAGCACTGACAGCACTCAAGAATTTCTTCTTCTGAGTATTCGTTAACTTTAACGAAACCCAGTGAGTGTATGCCATGAAAGCGTTAAGAATTTTGTTAAAATTCCTATCGGATTTCATTGCAAACCTCAACATGCTGCCAACTACGCCCTTAAAATCACCACTTCTGTTCTTTGCTAAAGGAACAGTTAGAGATGACTTCGAGCGTAACTGAATGAGTGTGAGTTTAAGAGATTTACATCTCTTAACCGTCCACTCATCCCCGCTGCAGACTGTCCATTTACATAGTAAATCCGTAAACGGATTTATCATGTAAGTAGGAATGCCCAAAACTGAGAGTCGTAACGACAAACCCGATTGTTGGCTCCGATTTGGAGTCATGGCAATGGTCCTTTCAATAAGGATTCTTGTCCAATCAGGAAGTAATCGCTACTTCGCTCAGGTTAGTTGGACCCCCGAATACCCTTTAGTATGGAGTGTGGAACTTTGGATCGTCAAGCTGATTGTTTATCAGGTTTGGAGATCTTATCCGCCGGTTCCGCGAGTGGTACTTTGAGGCTAGTGATCGCTCTCATCATGCTTACTCGGAGATAGTTATCGATTTTGGCGAACTGATCGTTGATTTGATTCAAATGACCTTGGTTATCGGGTAAAACCGATAAAGCAGAGGGATTTGAAGAAACCGCCGACAGACGACAAAACTCTAACATCTTCAGAGCTTCAGCACATTGTTGAGCTTTGACTACGCCTCTTATCACTGCGCGTTCTGGGCGAGAGAGAATACTCTCTTCCTGATAGGCTTCAGTTTTAAGAGCCATGTTACACCTCCTTTCTAGGGTAAACGGGTCT